AAAGCTGCTCGTGTAAGTGAAACCAGCGAAGGAGAAGATACGATCAATGACCTCCTTCAAATACAGAGCTGGATTGAATGCCTCCACCTCGTAGATTCTCTGACCAGCTTCGTTATAGTTCAGATCCTGACCATAGTCAATCATCGGATAAACGTATCCCTGTCCATAAGGAGCAGTCCAGCTTGCCTCCTGAGCTGCCCGATCATAAACATGGTCTAAGTCGGAGAAATCAATCAGAGGATTCGGAGTCGTTGTTCCGATAGCTCCATCAGCATCTACCTCAATAGCCTCCACTCCGTTGAGCTGCTTATCTCCAAGTACTCCGAAGATGTCCACGAGCTTTCCAACGAATACAACCTCATAAAGATAATCCGTGTACTTCCTCTTGATCTTCCGGAGCTGGATGCTGCCCTTCATAATTGGAAGGCCATCCGCAATCACAATAGCCTCCGCCTTCTTGTTAGGATTGAAATTCACCTCGATATTCGCAGCAGTCGAGTCGAATGTATTGGAGATGTTCAGATCATAAATCTGCCCGAAGATGGAGTCATTGTTCGGAGTTCCAGGACAACGGATTGTCTTTGAGTATTCCGTTGACCTCTTCTCGGGATGCCTGATGTCGGCAATGGAATAATTGAACGAAAACTTGAAGCCCTCGAATACATCCAGCCGCTTACCTTCAACATATACCTCAGCCACGTTGCCTGTAATTTAGAAGTGAATACTCAAGGTCAAACGAATACTGACAGAGCTTGTTATTGAGGCTCGTCTGCTTAGTGATTGACCTTCCGTCAATATTGACCGCTATCAGCTCATTTGAGCGTTCCTCGTAGATTGTAGGACTGCTGAACAGGCTCTCCATCCATACGCTCTCTGCATCCGTTAAATAGCCTGTATTGACCTTAACCTTTTTGGTTGTCTGAGTATCGTATTGAGTTCGTCCTCTGCTCATCTTGTCGTACTCCCAAGCAGAGCCAGTCCAAGTGTGATGCTGCTTACGGAAGTCCTTCCTCTTGATGTCAGTTTTCTCAATGCTCTTAAAGTTGAAGTTGAACGATTCAAATCCTCCCAATCTTCCGAGCCAATGCAATCGAACCCCGTCAAACTTGGAGCACTCTTGGTCTATGTTGAAGGTGATAGTCTCTGAGATGACCTGACCAACTCCGATGTTGTCTTGAAGTCTGATAGTGTAGCTCTTCGCTCCGTTTAAGATTGTAGCCGGAGAGCCTGAGCTGAATAGTGAAGCATCAATCCTCGGAATGTCATAAGTGCCAATTGGCATCCGCAAGTATCGGAACTTGAAGGAGTTCGTGAGGTCAGTAGCGTGAGGATTGCTGACGGTAGTGTTGTTAATGACCGATCCTGTTCCATTGTAGCCATCGTATGTAATGAGCTGGAATCTCGCTGGAGCATTATCCTCTGAAGCTATCAAATAGAGATAAGCACTCTGCTCCGACTTGATCTCTCTCGTGGTTGGCCCATCGCTCAGGAACTTGGTTGTTCCGACTCCTGTTGTCATCAGATAGTCTGAAGGAGTGAAGTCAATCCAATCGGCCAAGTCTTGAACTCCATTCCATGCGCTCTTCCTCTCGTAGAATAGCCAATTCGGTAGAGTCTGATAAACTCCCTGAGAGTCTTGATCTTCCTCCTTAATAACCACAGAGTACTCGATATGTGAGTTCGTGTTCGCGTAGAAAGCATTGTGTGAAGCTGGAGCAATAGCAATGTCGCTACTTATCGCAGATTGAATTATTCTGCTCATATCAACGTAGCCTCTGTTCGGAGTAGTGGTTGAACCTGGAGTTGCCACAGGATAGACCAGCAGAGTTGCAAGCTCGTTCAGGGAACTATCAAACGCGATCACTCTGAATCTCTTGGTTGCCGTTGGTTGCGATGTTCCGAACACATACACGTTGTCATTGTACGCGAGCTGATACGCTTCCGGAGAGGCTATGTTCTGTACTGCCATTAGTTATTATCGTTAATGAATTTGATGATCTCAGAGATGCGGAGCTCTGTCTGTTCAGCAGCAGCATCAGCCACTCCCTTGACCATATCGTTGTCAATCTTCTTCCTTGCTTCCGTTACGAACGGACGAGCCTTATATCCTTCTCTGTGAATCTTCCGAGCAATTACCCATGCAACAGATTCATACTTCGCATTTGACCAAGCTCCTTGCTTGTCGCTATTCTTCTCGCCTCTTGCCACTTTATCCTTGACATTCGGAATCCTGAGCCATTCCTCGATTTTACCTTGAAGCACTCCAGGTTTAGATCCTTGAGTTGACTCTCCTCTGCCATAATTCAACTGCTCCCAATACGGTTGGGCAGTTATCCGCATAACATAAGTTGAGCCGAATAGCTTAACCTTTGGCTGCTCGTTTATCTTGAATGACTTTCCGAGAGCTCCTGAGCCTACTATGTCATACTTCTGTATGCCCTGAGCTATCTCATACAAGTATTTCTCTTGCCACGATTCAAGAGCATCAATCAGCCTATCTTCCGCCATTCTGTTGCTTCATTTGATGGTACTCGTGTGATTGCTTTGCTTTCTGAAAAGAGATGAGATTGAGGAACTCCCTGAGTGGTAGAGCGAAGAAATAGCTCCATTTCGTAGCATCGTTATTAGATAGGGAATTGACGGTTGCCAGCCAGCCGTATTTGGCTTGATACGTTTCAACTCTCTCACGAGCTTCCTCTCTGTCCGTTTGGCTTGCATCTCCGAAAATGCCAACATACGCTCCGCGTACCTCATCCAATTGGCGAAAAAAAAAGCAGACAACGGTTGAGCAATGGAAACAGGAAGATCAAGCATCTCTTCGGAAATCCACTCGTGATTATTGGAGTCGTATTCTGCCCTCTTCCATCCCCACCATTTGCGCTCGTATGGTATCGCAAAGATTGCCATGATCTGATGCAGATTATCGATGACCTTATCTGAGTCTCGTAGCAGATGCTGGAGAGTGATATATTGTCCTCCGTTGAGCTTGTAAACATCTGACACGATTCGGTACTTCTTGCCGTTCAGCATGAACTTTCTCGTGAGCTTGTTCTCCATCGGCTCAGAGATGAACTCCAGCACCTTCATAATCTTAGCGTAACTCTTGAGCGAAAGCTGGGCCACATCAGCCAAGTCCATTCCGCTCAATATCGCGATCATCTCCGTGTTCTTCTGATATACATCAGCCTCCTCGTCCTTGAGCAGAGCCTGTATTGCTTGGAACTGCTTGAGCGTGACCTGAGTCCAATCTTTGGGAAGTTCAATCTTCATCTTCTTGTAAATAGATTATTGTCGGTTTTGTAGTTTATCGGATGGAATACTTGCCAGCGTTCACATTCAGTTTCTCCATTGCCACATATCTCAGAGCATCAAGAGCGTGGTTGTTGTCATCCTCCGGAACATTAATCGCTTGGTTCGTTCTGTGATCTCTCTTCCAGGAGTAGGCCTTCAGCTCTCTGATCACATTCAGCGAGTCCTTGTGAACCATAATCTGAACGCTCTTCAGCTTGTCGATTCCTGACCTTACCGAGTCAGTTCCCTTCTTTACTCCTCTGATTCGGAAGCCGAACCTTCTCAGCTCCTCGATTGACTTAGGCTCTGCCGAGTCTGCTACTATCTCATCACTACGCTGAAGGTCGCACTTCTTAGCAATGTCTGCGTTGGTCAGACCTGTCTCGTAGATAAGCTCCCGAACCCACAACTTCCCTCCGTTGTAAACTACCTCAACGAGAGCCGTAGGATCGTGAGTGAAGCCGAAGTCCATTCCGAAGCATCTCCACTTCCATCCTGTCGGCCACTCATCAGCCTCCTTCCAATTCGTGTAGATAGCTCCTTCTCTCCTTGACCTCTGTCCGAGTCCGTACACCTTCCACTTGAAATCGTCAGCAGTACCGAGCTGGATATTTGAAGCCGTTGGTTCGTAGCTGAGAATCTTGGCTCTGATGTGTTCCGGAAGATATGGATTGTCGAGCTGCGTGGAATGGATGTACTTCACATCATCCCTCCTGAGAACTGAGTCAAATATCCAATGCTCATCCGTGGAAGGATTGTAGTCGAGTAGCCACTTGCCTGTGCATCTCTGCTCTAATTGGTCGAAGTCATCTCTACTGGTTTCAATGGCCTCATTGAGCCAAAAGTAATCAGCCTCTATACCGTGGAGCTTCTGAGAATCATCAAGGCCGTAGAACTCGTAGGTCGAGCCATTCAGCGAGTATATCAGTTCCGTCTTGTTGAACCTCTCCTCCTCCCATAAGTCGAGCGATTTGCACACCTTGATAAATGTATCAAGAACCGTTGGCTTGATCCATGTCCTTCGGAATCGAGCAATGATAATACGCGCTGCACTTCGATG